GGTCGCCCCGGCCAAGGTCGCTGCCTAGGCAGCGGCGAGCGGCCCCCAAGCTTCGGCTTGGGGGCTGTTCGCATTTAGGAGTGCAGACATGCTATCGCATTTCGTCGGTTCGATTCTTGCCTACGTCTATGGGTCGCACGCTCTCGATTGGATCGCGTTGCTTGCAGCGTGGGCTGTTATCGCATATCTGAATTGGAAACTGCATCGCGGCTTGTGAAGCGAAGGCACGGTGCCCCCAGCCACGGCTGGGGGCTTTCTTTTTGCCTGCGGCCCGAAGCAGCAGCCGACGGGGCACGACGGGTCCTTGCGGCCTACCCCCTCCCGCCGCGGCCTCCGGGCCTCCCCCTCCGCACTAGCGTTGGACGGTTTTGCGCAACCGTCCCCATACCGTCCGCAGCAAAAGCCTTGATATCGCAGACAAAGACGTGTTACGCTCCCCAAAAGACGGTTCCGAAACAAAACGGGCCGTCCTGCATAGCAGAACGACCCGTTGAACCCGTTGAGAAGCTGACCGGACACCTGAAGCATAAAGTATGCCGCTCATGGGTGTCAAGGCCTACGCGCGTCACAAGGGCGTCCATCAAAAAAGCGTCCAGGATGCGATCAAGCGCGGCCGGATCACGCGCAACGCGGATGGCCTGATCGATTCAGACCAAGCCGATCAAGATTGGGAGAATAACCGCAACCCGGCCCGCGTGCGAGAGCACGCGACGACCCATCGAACCCGCGCCAAGACGGAATTGGACAACACCACCTCGCTCAACTTCAACCAGGCGCGAGCGGCCAAGGAAGTTTTCGAGGCGCGGCTCCGTAAGATCGAGCTGGAGGAACGCCAAGGCAACCTGATCCAGCGGAAAGTTGCGGAGCTGGAATTCCACAATCAGGCCCGCATCACGCGCGACGCGATCCTCAACATTCCCATTCGCATCTCCGCGATGCTGGCTACGGAAACGGATCCCGCGGCAATCGAGGATTTGCTCGACATCGAGCTACGCGCCGCGCTCGAACATTTGAGCCAGGGGAAATTCGGATGATCCCCGCCGTTGACCAGATCCAGACGGCGGGAACCGCATCGCTGGTAAGTAGCTGGCGGCGCGGCATGAAACCGGATCCGCTACTACGGGTGAGCGAATGGGCGGATCGTCACCGCATCCTCACCACGCGGTCATCCCCGGAGCCGGGGCCGTGGAGAACCGAGCGCACGCCCTATCTCAAAGACATCATGGATGCGCTGTCGCCCTCCTCACGCACCGAAATGGTGGTTTTCATGAAAGGCGCTCAGATTGGCGCGACGGAGTGCGGCAACAACTGGATCGGCTATGTGATTCACCAGGCGCCCGGGCCCATGCTCGCCGTCCAGCCCACCATCGACATGGCCAAGCGCAACTCCAAACAGCGCATCGGGCCGCTGATCGAAGATTGTCCGTCACTGCGCGAGCTGGTAAAAGAGCCGAGAGCGCGGGATTCCGGGAATACCGTAATGGCCAAGGAATTTCCTGGCGGCATCCTGGTTCTCACCGGAGCCAACAGCGCCAAAGGCTTGCGCTCGATGTCGGCCCGCTATCTGTTCCTCGATGAGGTGGACGGCTATATCGGCGATGTAGATGGCGAGGGCGAGCCGTGTTCGCTGGCGATCGCGCGTACCACCAATTACGCCCGCAAGAAGATTTTCATCGTTTCGACACCCGTCCGCACCGGGACCTCGCGCATCGAGCGGTTCTACGAGTCGGGCGATCAATGCTCGTTCTTCGTCCCCTGTCCATTCTGTATCGAGATGCAAGTCTTGCGCTTCGAGCAGCTTCGCTGGGTGAAAGGGGATCCGCGCGCCGCGCAGTATATTTGCGAGCACTGCGAAGCGCCCATCCCCAATCAAGCCAAGACCTGGATGCTCAAACGCGGCGAATGGCGAGCGAGTCAACCGGGCGACGGACGCATTCGCAGCTTCCACCTTTCCAGTTTGTATTCGCCGGTCGGCTGGCTGAGCTGGGGCCAAATCGCTGAACTCCACGATGATGCGGAGGGCAACTCGGAGAAACTACAGGTTTTCTGGAACACGGTCCTCGGCTTGCCGTGGACGGATGAGGGCGAAGTGCCAGATGTCGATCGCCTCTACGAGCGCCGGGAGCTGTATCCCATCGGAACCGTCCCGGCCGGGGGATTGGTGCTAACAGCCGGAGCTGACGTCCAGGCTCGCCGCATCGAGGTGGAGATCGTGGCGTGGGGCCGGAACCGGGAATCCTGGAGCGTCGATTACATCGTCCTCGACGGCGACACGAATCAACCCGGCGTTTGGGATGCGCTCGCGGCTTTACTCGACACGGAAGTACCGACCATCTACGGAAATCCGCTCCGGATCGCCAAGCTCGCCGTGGACACCGGCTTCAATACCTCGACGGTCTACGACTTCATGCGGAGGATGACGAGCGCCCGCGTGATGGGCATCAAAGGCAACACCTCCAGCTCGGCGCTAGTGAACGTACCCAACATGATCGAGGTCACGCCGCAAGGCCGGCGTTTACCGCCGGGGATCCGGCTGTGGCCCGTCAACGTGAATATCGGGAAAGAGCAGCTCTACCGCTGGCTCAAGACCGCGATGCCGGATCTCGAAGAGGATGAACTCTGGCCTACCGGCTTTTGCCATTTCCCGCAATACGGGAAAGAGTACTTCCAGCAGCTCTGCGCCGAGCGGCTGGTCATGAAAACCAAACCCAATGGCTTTAAGCAGCCAGTTTGGGAGAAGATCCGCGACCGCAACGAAGCTCTGGATTGCAGGTTGTATGCGATGGCAGCGGCTGCATCGATGCGGCTGGATACCTGGCGGGCGGAAAAGTGGGATGCCATCCAGGGCGATCTCACGGTGCGCTCAATACCACTTCCACCCGCGCAGCGGCCTGTAGGCCGGCGCACGCCGCCGCCGCAGTTTCGATCCTTTGGACCCAAGGAGCCGAGCGAATGAAACCCAAGACTCCGCTACCGACCGATCCCTGTCAGCTTCTCCAAATCGCGCAGCAGCAACTCATCCTGCTATTAACCGGGACCGCCGTGGTTTCGATTGAGACGCCGCAGCTCGGCCGCGTGGAATATAACAAAGCCGATGTCGCAGGCCTCCAGCGCTTGGTGGATTCGCTCACCAACCAGTGCAATGCCCAGAACGGTACAGGCACGACGACGCGGAAGCCGTTTTCCTTCGAGGCGTGGCCATGATGAAAAGCACCACCGAATATCCCTACCAGCTTTCCGGTGCGCTATACGACACCTCGCATACGGGCGCTTCGCTGATCCGCAAGCAGCTCTCCAACTGGATTCCCAGCCGGCTACCAGCCGATTTCGATCTGCTCCCCGATCTGCCTACCTTGGTCGGGCGGGCTCGCGATCTCGACAGGAATAACGGCGTCGCCGCAGGCGCCCTGCAAACTCTCCAGGACAACGTGGCGGGGACCGGACTCCGGCTGGGAGCCAATCCCGATTACCGTTCGCTGGGCCAGACCATCGACTGGGCCGAGGAATGGAGCCGCAAGGTGGAAAGCCTGTGGAAGACCTATGCGGAATCCACGGCCGTGGATATCGCGGGCCAGCTCAACTTCTCGTCCATGACGCAGTTGATCTTCCGCTCCGCGCTCGAAAACGGCGAAGCGCTCGCGCTGGTCATGTGGCAGGACCGGGGGCTTGAAACCCCGTTCCGGACCTGCTTCCAGCTCATCGAAAGCGACCGATTGAGCAATCCCTACTTTAAGCCGCCTACGCTAAACCTCCTGGGCGGCGTCGAAAAGGACAATTTTGGCCGGCCCCTGGCTTACTGGATCCGCCGCTTGCCGCAATTCCTGACCAGCGTTTTTTCCGTGGTCGGCTCGGAATTTCTCGGGCCCACCGATTCCGTGATGATGCAGGGCTTTACCTGGGACCGGATCCCGGCGCAGACGACCTGGAGCCGGAAGCGCGTCCTGCACATCCACCAGAAAGAGCGGATCGAGCAAACCCGAGGTCGGCCGATCCTCACGCCCGTCATCGAGCAATTCCGGATGCTCGACAGCTACCAGCGGACGGAACTCCAGTCATCGATCGTCAATGCGCTGATCGCGGGCGTGATCGAGACGCCGCTCGACAGCGCCACGCTCGCGGATCTCGTCGGCGGCGATCCCAGCGAATACCTGGCCGCTAAAAACGAATATAGAGTGGCGCTCGAAGGCGGCACGATGATCCCGCTCTACCCCGGCGATAAACTGGCTCCATTTTTGCCCGCACGACCGAACGCTCAATTCACCCAATTCTGCGAAACCGTGGATCGGCAAATTGGGACGTCGATGGGCTTGCCTTACGAGCTGCTGCTCAAGGATTTCTCCAAGACCAACTATTCCTCAGCTCGGGCCGCGCTGCTTGAGGCGTGGCGGTCTTTCGCCGTCCGCCGCGCGTGGCTCGCGGAATATTGGGCTGCGCCCGTCTACCGGCTGTGGCTGGAGGAAGCGGTGGGGCGCGGGATGATCGAAGCCCCCAATTTCTATGAGAACTACTGGTATTACTGCCGGTCCAAGTGGATCGGAATCGGCCGCGGCTGGATCGACCCGGTCAAGGAAGCGGAAGCGGCGCAGATCCGTATGCAATCGATGGTATCGACGCTCGAAATGGAGTGCGCCGAACAAGGCCAGGATTACAACGAGATCCTGGAACAGCTCGCGCTGGAGCAAAAACGCAAGGAACAACTCGGCCTACCGACGATGGACCTCAGCCTCGCGCCGCTCAGTCGGGAGTTACCGGGCGCGCCCGCGCCCGCTCAAGGAACGCCGCCGCAGCAGCAGCCGCAAGGAGCGCCATGAACGATTTTGATCCGCTGTTCCAGCAGCTCGATGGCAATGTACTCCGGGATCAGATCCCGAAACCGCGCTATTTCCACATCCTCTCCGCACTCCATAACCGGCCGTGGGCGATTCTCGCGGAAGAGCTGGAGCTGATGAATAACATCGTGGCGGATCATCTGGCCGGGAAGGTCAACCTGGAAGCGGTCGCAGCGAAGCTGGGCCGTCCGCTCGAAAACACCGGAGGCCAGGTATCCATGCGCGGATCCACGGCGATCCTGGCGATCGAGGGGCCGATCTTCCGCTATGCCAACCTCATGACAGCTTTAAGCGGCGCGACATCGGTGGAATCGGCTGCGGTCGCCTTCGATATGGCCGTCGAGAACCCAGCCGTATCGCAAATCATCCTCCACATCAATTCGCCGGGCGGCGAGGTGGATGGGATTAACAGCTTCGCCGATCAGATCCGCGCGGGCGCGATCCGCAAGCCGGTAACCGCGTTTGTAGATGGCTGGGGAGCATCCGCCGCTTACTGGCTCGCATCTGCCGCGCGGACGGTTGTGGCGGATGAATCGGCGCAGATTGGCTCCATCGGCGTGGTCGCTACTCAGACGGATCGCAGCGGAGCCCAAGAGCGCCAGGGCATCAAGAGCTACAAGATCGTTTCCAGTCAGTCGCCTCGCAAGCAGCCCGATGCCGGAACCACCGCTGGCCGGGGCCAGCTCCAGGAAATGGTGGATCAAATGGCTGGGCTGTTCATTGATCGCGTGGCCCAATTTCGCGGCATCACCGCCGATCAGGTGGCCAGCGATTTTGGTCAGGGCGGCGTGATGATGGCGCGTGAAGCGCTCCAGCGAGGCATGATCGATGGCGTAGGTTCGTTCGAGCCGTTTTTGGCAACCCTCGAACCGCGTCCCCTGATTTCGATTCCAGCGGCTCACACCGCGCAACAGGAGGTCCCCATGGCCGATGTCCTCAATATGACGCTGCCCGCGGCTCAGCCGTCAACAGCGTCCAACTCAACTTCCGTTACCGTCATCCCGCCACCGCTGCCCGTAGCGGCTCCAGCTCCCCAGACGGAGCGCGAGCGTATTCGCGCGATTCTTGAATCGCCGGAAGCGCAGGGACGCGAGGATCTGGCCAAACATCTGGCGCTTGAAACCGATCAGTCGCCCGCGTCCGCGCGGCTGATTCTGAGCAAAGCGCCCGTCGCGGTTCCCGTTCAACCCGTAGCCGCGCCGCGGCCCAACGCTTTCGAGCAAGCCATGGCGGGCGTGCCCAATCCTGTGGTCGGCGTGGGCGGCAGCGAGGAAGATCAATCGGTACAGGCCGAAGCTGCCCGCGTCCTGCGCTGGGTAAAACCACCCGCACCAGCCCCCGTTAACTAAAGAAAAGGAGAATCAACTAAATGCCTACCGCTAATCCAATCGCCGTTGCGAGTTTTTCCTCGACACCCTACACGTACAATGCTCTGCTCTCAGATGGCGACGATGTTAATAGCCGTCAAGGGAATATCGCCTCCGGACTGGGCGTATTTCAGCGCGGCCAAATCGTCAAATGCGATCCCGCGACCGGAGCGATCACGGTGCCGACGGTTGAAACCGACTGCAACGCCATCATCGTCAACGATGTCGATGCGACCAGCGCCGCGCAAACCGCCGAGGTCTATCTCACCGGATCCGTTAAGGCGGATGCGCTGATCTGGCCGGGTGCGCTCTCGCATGCGCTCATCAGTCAAAACCTCCGTCTCAACGGCATGTATGTTCAGACGGTGATCTACACCGATGGAAGTCTCTCCAAGATGGCTCCCACCACGGCCGAGGAAGCGGAAGCCAAAAAGCACATCGAGGCCAATAAAGCCGCCATCGAGAAAGCCGCTAAAGCTGTCGCGGAAGAGCAAGCCAAAGTCAAACCCGCCGATAGCTCTTGGAGTCATTTAACGCCCGATGAACGGGAACAGCATCCCGAATATGCCGACAATGTAGCGGAGCCACCCGCTCCGGCGCACGAACCACATAAAGGCCCGGGCGAGCAGCATTCGCCAGCCAAGAAATAGCTTCACGGCTACCTCGCGAGCGAGACGGCGACCTCGCTCGCGGGAAAGCCTTTAAACCACATGGGAGAAACGTAAATGGCTGATCTTTTTTCAACCGATGTTCTAACCACCGTCGTCGCCAGCTTGATCGGAAATCCGCAGTTCCTTCTGGATCGCTATTTCCCCATCACGCAAAGCGAGACGAGTGAGCAGATCCACTTCGATGTCATTCCCGGCAAGCGCCGGATCGCGCCCTTTGTCTCGCCGCTCCAAGAGGGCCAGATCGTGGAAAACCTGGGCATGACGACCAGCACGATTACGCCTGCCTACATCAAGGACAAGCGCGTATTCGATATGAATAGACCGCTCAAACGCGCGCCGGGAGAGCAGATTGGAGGCTCGATGACTCCGATGGACCGCCAGCGTGCGCTCCTCGCCACCAGTCTTCAGGACCAGCTCAACATGCTCCGTCGGCGTCAGGAAGTGATGGCCGGCGAAATCCTGACCACCGGGAAATCGACCATCTCGGGCGATAAATACCCCACCGTGGTGCTGGATTTCGGGCGTGCCGCGGGTAACACCATTACCGCAGCCACGCTCTGGAGCGCTGCTGGCGCTACACCGCTCAACGATCTCCAGGACTGGCAACAGCTCGTTTTACAGCAAACCGGAGCCAATTTGATCGATGTGCTGATGACGGTGGACGTCTGGAAGGTTTTTAAATCCAACTCTACCGTTACGTCTTACCTCAACTTGTGGCGCACGGCGAATATGCTCCCGAGTATGCTCGGCCAAGCGCAAATGGTCGAGGGCGGATCCTTCAAAGGCGAGATCGAAGGCTTTAACATCTATGTCTACAGCGCCTGGTACGTCGATCCCGTCACCGCGACCGAATTACCCATCCTGCCCGCTGGAACCGTGATCCTGACCTCGCCCGCCTTGGAAGGCGTCCAGGCCTACGGCGCGATCCGTGATGAGGATGCGGGCTTACAGGCCGTTCCCTACTATGTCAAAAGCTGGGTCGAGCCGGATCCGAGCGTCCGTTTCGTGATGCTCCAATCCGCGCCGATCCTGTTCCCCTATCGCCCGAACGCTTCGTTCAAGGCCAAGGTGCTCTAAGGGGGATCGTCGTCGGGCCCCCCAACGGCTGACGGTTTCCCCGCGTTTACGATCTGCTGCGTGACGCGGGGAGCCTGAAAGAAGGATGGATGCCAACCGATTTCGAGCTGGATCTGGTGCCGCAGCTATGGGATGATCTTCTGCCCGTGTTCGGGACCAGCGTGGATTATTCGCCCCAGGCGGGCGGCGGTCCTTTCACCATCGATGCGATTTGGAAGGCAGGCGTGGAGGACGAGCCGACCTCGCCCGGCATTTACTCGCACATCTGGATCCTCGATTCGGAGCTAACTGCGATGCCGCTCAAAGGCGACTCGCTGGTAAGCTCGAGTCTCACCTACCAGGTCGATCGCGTGGATGCTACCGCTGTCGGCGTTTCGAGACTCATCCTCAAGGAGAAAAAGTAGCTATGCCGATGCCCAGCTTTGCCTCCATGATGGGGAGCTACCGCGACCAGCTTAAAGTGTCGATCAAGCGCTCTGGCCGGTTACGCCCGCCGAAGCTCACGGATGCCGAGTTAACCAGGATCGGGCGCATCGTGGTGGCCAACCAAAAAGCACGCTGGGCCGCGGGGATCAACGCCAACGGGATCACGGCGAAACCGCTCAACCGCCGTTATTTCTTCGTCAAGCGGGCGTTTCGCAAGATCGCCGATCCCATTCGCGACAACGAGATGACGGGCGATCTCAAGGGCAACTTTCAGCTCCGGAGAGCCGGAAATTGGGTCATCCGCGCCCAGCCCACCGCGCGTTTACCGCGCCAGAAGGCGATGCGCGCCGAGCAGTACGAGGAGATGATCGGATTTTCGCCGGCTGAGCAGGTCATCGTGGCTTACGAGTTTTCTCAGGTCATCATGCGCTACGCCAATCAAATGTGGCAACCCTCCAGTGGACCGGGTCCGGGACCATCCAGCGGACAGCTATTACTCGCGCCGCCAAGTATCGAGCCGTGATTGATTCGATCGCACTCACGAACGCGCTTACGACGACGCTCCAGAATATCCCGGAGCTGGTCGCGGAGCTTCCCAATGCGGATCCCAACCGGATTGTGCCCTACATCGACCTGAACCCGGAGTTCAACAGCGTCACGAACACGATTTATGAAATGCCATCCGGCTTGATTTACGTCATTTGGGAAGGCTTTCAGCTCAACGAAAAAGAGAATGAAGCGGGGATGTGGATCCACCGGCTGAGTGTGCACTGCCGCGCCGATACCGGGAAAAAGGTACAAACGCTCGTCAAATACGTGGTCGATGGCGTGCCCGTACCAGGCGATGGCGAGCGCTGGCGCGATTGCGGAATCATCGATGGAGCTTTACCGGCTGATGTCAAGGAAGGAATACGCCAGCCGGATCGTGAAGGGATCGACTACTTCACCGTCAGTATCGAAATCCATGAATCGGGAGATGCTTAAATGCCTACTTGTCCAGCTAATGTACGCGAAACCAAGAGCGCTTTCGGGATGGTCCCGCAAACCGATCTGGTTACAGCCAACGCAGACGCGGATCTGTGGAATCTGCTACGCACCAATACGGCGCTGCTTCAAACCAATCTGGCCACGGAAACCGATGCGCTCGATATCGGGAAGGGCGATGAGTTTCCGCTCACCGTGTTTAAAACTTCGATGGGGACGGCGCTCGAATACCAAAAGTACTGCACCAGCGAGTATATGGCGTGGCTGTTTGCATTCGCTTTGGGGAGCTGCACCAAAACCGCCGCTGGAACCGGCTTTACTTATGCCTCGATCCCGCAGGATCCCACCGTCGCTTGCATCGACTTGCCGGCTTTCACCTACGTGGAACAGATCCGGCCCGGAGCCAGCGCCGTGGTGGATCGCGCGGCCGTGGGGATGGTCGTCAACGACTTTCAAATCGCCATGTCCTCGGGCCCAGGCCGCGCCAACTGTCAGGTCACGGCTCACTATATCGGGACTGGACAGCTTATCGTTCCATCCGCTCTCACGATTCCGCTTCCCACGCAGGAACATTTACTCAACGCATCCAATGCGGCCACGATTACGATCAATGGAATCGACTACCTGTTGGGCACGCGGGCTGGGTGCTTTACCTCGCTCCAGTTCGGCTGGAACAACAACGTTCGCGCCGATTCCGGCTATTTCCCCGGATCCGGCGTACAAAACGGCTTTGCTCTCCGGGGCCGCATGGAGTTCGGGACCAGAGAGATAACGCTCAGCTTCGTGGCGCGCGCCGTCGCGGGATCCCAGGAATACAACAATTTACTCGCCCTCACCGAGGGCGCGACCACGATTACGATCAACGGCGCGATCATCGGCGCGGGACCGCAAACCCACGGTATGACGATCAGTTGTCCGCGCACCATCATTTCAGCGAACACCAACGGGGATGCGGATGGAATCGTGACGGTGGATTGCACCGTACAAATCCTGAAGCCGACCGATGGAGTGACGCCGCTCTGCACGCTTTCCGCGACCACCTCCGTGGACAAGATTTTCGGTAAAGCGGCTCCCTTAGCTGCGGAGCCGCAAAAGAAAGCAGCTTAAGAAAGGAAAGGTTATGGATGAACAGCAGATCACGCCAATAGCCGAGGAAGAATCGCCTGATAACGTCGTTGACATCCGCGCGGGATTGAAAACACCGGAGCTGTTCGATGTAAAGAAGGAATTCAAGGACATCCCGGCTCGCACCTCCGACAGTAAACCGATTCGGGTGACGATGGGTTTTCCCTCCGATGAACAGTGGAATGAAAGAAAACGGAAAACGCGGATGCGCCATCACTCGCTCGGCCGCGGGATGTCACGTATCGAAATCTTAGCCAATCCCAAGACCGATCTGGCCATCTACGAGGCCGTCCGGCGTAACGGGTCGGAGGCGATTGAAGGCGAGGAAGCTACCGAATTACTGAACAAGCTCCAGAAAGCGGATGCGAGCGGCGAGCAGGTTACCTGGGAGGGTTCGGGCGCCGTGGTGCTTTTGGATGTCGTGGGGATGACGGTGAAGCACACCTTTACCTCGATTCCCTCTGCCAAGCAGGTGCGTAAAGCCAACGAGGAGACGACGCTGCGGCAGCTCCCCCACGGCGTGGTCGAAACCTATTCCTCCTATGAACCGGGAATCAAGCTCTGGAAGGCCTGCGGAGGGGCCAGCGACAGCTATGCGGATGGAATCATTCCCGGAATACACAAGGATGCCGCTATTCGCGCCGTCATTCAAAAACACAACGATGAAGTGGAAGCGGCTTTTAAGGAATCCGACGATTTTTAGCCAGCGGCGAGTGGTCGGACGATCCTTCGCCGCGGCTCCTGATCTATCGTATTTTCCGGCGCGAGGAGCTGTGTCCCAAACCCTGGAACTGTCCCGATGTACAGATGCTCGATCCGGACGCGGATTACGAATCCGCGCCGTGTCCCGCTTGTCCCAAAGAAATGCTCGACATGTATCTGCACACCGGGCTGGGCCGCTATCTCATGAGCATCATGGATCTCGATTTTGCGCTCCATCACGGCTTTTCGATATCGCTGGACGAGATCAGTTACCGGGACTTTTTGATTCTGAAGATCGTGATTGCTGAGCGCTTCCGCTGGGAGCGCGAGCAGCAGGAAGCGGAGATGGAGAAGCAAAAGCGAGCGCATGGCCGTTAACAACATCACGATCCAAATCCTGATCCAGGCGCAGCAGGCCCAGCAGCAGGTCAATAACTTCAACCAGGCGCTCGGACAGATGGGAGCGGCCGCTCAAAAGGCGGGCGCGCAAGGATCCCAAGGCATCAGCTCCGTCACGGTCGCGGTCAACAGCGCCTCCAAAGCCATCGAGCAGATGACCGCCGCGCTCGCCGGCTTAGCCGCCGTCCGCTTGATCGGGAACATGATGGAGACCGCTGACGCGATCAACCGCGTGGCGATCGGCTTCAAGGCCATGACGGGCTCGGCTATGGAGGCCCGTACCACCATGGCGCAGCTCCGCGAGGTCGCGGCCGGATCCCCGTTCGGGTTCCAGCAGATCGCGGATGGCGCACGGCAACTCCAGGCCTTTGGCTTTGCGACCAAGGAAATCCCGCGCGACATCAAGGCGATCACCGAAGCGGTAAAAACCATTGGCGGCGGCTCGGAGGAGATCGAGCAGCTCACCTATGCGCTGGGGATCATGCGCGAGAAAGGAGTCGCCCAGGCGCAGCAGCTCTTCCGCCAGATTGCCGCTCGCGGCATCGATGTGATGCGCTTCATCCGCGAGCAGCTCCAGCAGGAGACGGGTCAAATCCTGACCGATACCCAGATCCGGAACCTCATGGCCAAGGGCCGCTTGGCGGGCGAAGCGACCGCCGAGGTGATCCTCCGCGGCCTCGATAAAATCCCCAAGTCCACCCAGGACATGATGGAGCTGACCACCTCGCACCTTCAGAAGATGAAGGATGAATGGGGCTTTCTCGCGCAGAAAATCATCGAGGACATCGGGCCGGAGCTGGCCAAGTTCTTCGATGGTTTCCGCGACTTCATGAACTACCTGGAGCTGCACTCGACCGCTCGCGGGATCAGTGAATGGGTCGTCGGTCTTTCCTCGGCCATGATCGGAATCGCAGCGGTGGCGCGAGCGTTCCAGGCCTTGAAGCTGGGCGAGATTATCGGCGGGATGATCGAACTCATCAAGGATCTTACGGTTGCCTTGGGAGGCCTCGAAGCAATCCTGCTAGCGGTCGCGGCGGCAATCGCTGCAGCCGGACTGATCGCTGCTTACAGACTGACTGCGCCCAAAAAAGATGACCAACCGCCCGGCTGGATTGAATCCGCCAAAGGGGTTTACGGGCTGGGGATGGGCATGATTGCCGGCGCGGGAGCTGGTATCCGTTCCGCAATGGGTATCCCGCCCTCAGGTATTGGAGTCCATGACGTCCGGACTCCGGAAGCCACCGCTGAATCCGTCAAGCGGATGAACGATGAAGAGGAAAAGCGCTTAAAGATTCTACAGGCGCAGACGGAGCTGATTCACTCCCAGGACGAGGAATCCCAGAAGATTCTGGCGCGGGCCAAGGAAGCGGATACGCGCGGCCTTCCAGCCATTTCCGCGCGATTCGATGAAACCATCCGCGCAATGGAGAGCGCGGCCAAGGAGGTTTTTCAGGGCGTCGATCCAGCGGCGCGAGCCCGGGTTGAGGAAGCCCGCCAGATCACCATCAACACCTTCATACGCCAGCAGGAAGAAAAAGCGGTTCAGGCTCGTCTCGAGGCTGACAAGCGCTACCTCTCGGACCGGCTGGAGCTGGTGAAAGCCAACACGCAAACGGAATCCGAGATGGCGCTGGCCACCATCCAGGACACCGCTGATGCGCGGGCCGCGGCGGAACGTAACCAGCTCGATATCCAGATCAAAGGCGCGGAGGAAGCTCGCCAAATCCGCAGGCAAATGGCGGATGTGGATTACCAGATCGCCAGTACGAAAACGGAGGAATTCATCGCGCGCGAATTGGAGCTGAACAAAGCCAATCAGGAACAAATCACGCGCTTACACAAGCTCGCAGCCGATATGCGGGCCGATGACGATGAGGTCTACCGCGCCAATAAAGCCAAGGCCGACATCGAAGCTGAGCGCGACACGCTGGAGGCGATCGCGGCGATGAGCCGCAAAGCCGCGTCCGATACGACGCAGCGGATTCAACAAGCAAAAGCGGTGGAGGATCAGGCTCAGATCCAGAGCGCGGAAGCGCAGATCGCGATCGCGCGGTTCACTTACGAGAACGGCGAGGCGCAAAACGCGCGCCAGAAGATCGCGGCCATCAAAGCTTCGACGCAGTTTGAAATGACTGCGGCGGATCAGCTCACCAACCTCAAACGGCAGCAGCGTGAAGAGGAACTAAGCAGCGAATACGATGCGGCTCTAAAGAACCAGCAGGATCTTTTAAACAAAGGCGAGCAGTTATATGCCGATAGTAAATTCGCCGAGTCCGCGATGGCCTTCCGCGCCGCGCAAGACCAAGCGGACAATGCGGTAGCGATCCAAAAGCAGTTTTACGCCGAAGATTCCGCGCTTTTCCAGGAAAACCAGGATGCCAAAACGCTCATGGCGCTCCGCGCCCAAAAGGAAGCTAACGATGCCTGGATCTCGGAACAGAAGCAAGTGTTCGAGAAGTTCGAAGAGGGCGTAGGGAAAGTCTTCGACACGCTATTCGAGAAAGGCAAGAGCTTCTGGGATCGTATGAAGGATCTGGTTCTCGACACCGGGAAGCAGATGCTCAAAGCGCTGATCGTCCCCCAAATCTCAGCCGCGCTCATGAGCGGGATGGGAATGCCGGTGCACCTCGAGTCCACCGGGGATTTTGGATCTGGCCAGATCGCGCAGTTCGCCAGGATGTTTACCATGCATCCGGTATTTCAGAAGCTCCCTCAAAGCGCCCTCGATCTGGAGCTGAAGAATACCGGCTCGATCCCGGTGCGGGATGTGAGTCCCAAGCCGAGACAATACAACATCCATTCCGACAGTTCGATGCGCATCGAGGCGCCCCCGCAAGGTTACCAGCCTTATAACTTTCCGGTAGTTCCTTCGCCCGATATCACGCAGCAATCCTCCCAAATCACCGCGACCATGCTCGATGACAGCGGCAACCCGATAGGCGCGCCCGCCCAGTGGACTACGCCGGGTTACACCACTGGCGGCGGCGTGACCTACGGCGCAGCCACGGGTGGAGCGGGCTTAGCAGGATTGGGCGGGATACTCGGTCTACCAGCCTTGGGCGGTTTCGGAGGCGGTGGTTATGGAGGTGGCGGCGGGGGCACCGGATTGGGAGGCATTCTGGGAACGCTCCAGGGCGCAGCTCAGATTTCCCAGCTCGGACAGCTCGGAGGCGCGGGAGCTGGCGGCGGTCCGGGACTCGGCGGATTACTCGGTCAAGCCAAGGGAATAGCCTCGCTTGCCTCCGGAGGCTGGAAAGCGGCGCTTAGCGGTCTTGCGCCAGGCCTGGGACTCATGGGAGCGATGGCGGGATTGGGCGGCGCTTTCCATCTGGGGCAATACGCGCAGCGCACGGGAAGTCCCATAGCGGGCGCGGCCGCGCCGTTACTGGGCGCTTTCTCGGGACTGCTAGCCGCTGGATCGCTCGCGGCATTGTTTCCTAGCGTGTTCGTGCCGCTCCTCGCGGCTGGGCCCATCGGCTGGATCGCCGCGGCCGGGATCGGCGCAGCCATCGGATTGATCGGAGTGCTTAAGAAATCCGATACGCAGCACGTCCGCGATCTGGTCAAGCAGATGTACGGGATCGACATCTCGAACGTCCAGGTTCTCAATCAGATCGTCCAGATCGCCAAGCAAAAGTACGGCGGCGCGATCTCCATCGCCGTGGCATCCCCGGAGGTTCAGCAGCTCGTCAACCTCTACGCCGCCTCGCAAGGTATGCGCTCCGTGGGACCGCGCCCGATGTATGCCGCGACGCTCAACCAATCCGCCGCAGGCCTCCAGCTCCAGCCCGTTTACTCCAACGGCCAGCTTGTCTCGAGTCCCTACGCCGGGACGACCACCACGCAGTGGGCGCTAGCCTCCCAATACATGACACAGCAGCCCTCCGCGATGTACCTCCAGCTCGATCCCGCGCTCGCCAGCCAACTGTTCAGCGGCCAGGTCGTCAACGTACTCAACCAGAACCCGACCGTAGTCGGTAACGCCAACTCAGCAGCGATCTCCTCCGGATCGTCCCGAAACTCTCAGCTCGGCGGTCTTTTAGAGCCGTTTACGGTACACGCCTGATGCCCCAGAACATCGCGGCCCCGATCATCCACGGCGTCATGCCAGCGCTGGTATCGGTCGCCTTCAACGAAACGGTACGCTGGGAGGCTATCGTCAACGATGAGTATACGGATGGAGCCAGTAACCGGGCACCGCTCGTAACGGTGGAGCGGCGGTTTTTCAAGGTCAACACCAAGCTCGCGCCGACTCAATGGCAAGCGCTCCGCGATTTCTACTGGAGCCATATCGGAGAAGCGTTCTATTTCTACTTTGGCCGGGAAACGCAGCCTCCCTATCATGTGGATTCCACCGGAAACTCCATCCCCGGACGCTACACCGTGGTATTTGATGGCGCGTATGCGGAAACCTACATGCCCGGTGTGACCAAAGCCGATACCTACGGGATCGGGCAAGCGCAAGTGAGCTTTCAGCTCCGGGAGATCGAATGACATGGCCGATCAACTCGGCCCGATCACGATCACCGATCCCCCGGTTCTGGCTAAATTCCCCGTCACCGTCGATTGGGGCGGCGGAATCGATTACAATCCGCCCGTCTCCGTCCATATCTTCGATGCGCCGGATTTGAAGACCGAACAGCGCTTCGTGATGGGATCCGGAGTGCCGCGGCTGAGAGTCCGCCGCGACCACCTCAACAAAGACGAGTATTCGCTCTTACGCAGCCACTATCTCCAGGCACAGGGGCAATATGCTTCTTTTCCCATCGATGTCTGGGTCGGGCCCAAGGGCATGGAAACCTGGAACGTCCGCTACGAGAATCCCTCCATCGCCTTCGACCAGCTCGCCGGGATGCTCACCGGGGATCCCGGCTTGACGCTTCTGGCGATGCCCCAGACGTTAGCGCCCTACACCTCGGTTGCTCAGGTTACGCGCTTCCCGGATAGCACCTTCGAAACTGCGCTCACCGCTCAGGTCCAGCACATCTTCCCGTTGCTCACCATCCAGGACCAGGCGCGGGACTCGAGCGGCAATCTGATAAATCCGCCGGCCCTCATTTCCAACCAGCGCGTCACGGTGGACACTAAAACCTATCTCCCGCGGCTGATTACCTGGAGCGGGCTTACGCAGACGCTCGATGAAGCCTCCGACAGCATCCAGTTCACGCTGGGGAATGCGGATGATGCTTTCACGAAGTACGCGAACCAAGTCAATCTTTACCGCGCCGCCGTCCAGTTTTCCCTGTTTCACGCGGAGTCGGGCTATCTCTGCTACATCTGGGGCGGCTACGCTCAGCTCTGGAATCTGGATACGAGCGGCCGCTTCGTGCTGCCATGCTCCTCCGGGACGTTCGAGTTGACGCTCGGCTATCCCACCCGCATCATTACGCGGACCTGCTGGAAGGTCTATCGGGGCCGCTTTTGCCCCGCCTCCGCGACCAACGGATTCGCGACCTGTCCCAAGGATTACGATTCCTGCGTGGCTCGCGGCGTCAAGGAATCCTTCGGCGGCGTCGTGGTCCCGCACCAGGTTTTTAACACCAAGGATTCCTCGACGGGCGTGATGGGCTGGGGCAGATCGTGGATGAAGTCGGTGACGATCTCCAACGACACGATCTACCAGAACGTGGTGCCGGAGGTTTACACCGATGAGCCTATGCAAATCCCCGCTCCAGTTATGGGTGGACGCGACGAGAATACGTTCTATGCCGCAATAGGCATAGTGAGCGATGGGCCGCTCGGCGCTTACGACAGCAATCTGTTCATACAACAGCTCGATAACCAGCCGCCGCACGATCCGCTCAACAACGGAGGCTTTCGCGGAGTCCTGGGAAACGACCCGGCCAACACCAATAGCGAGTTTCTGGGGATTTCCATCGCGCAAAAGGATGGGAGCGGCAACATTACCTGGAATCTCCCGCCGCCCGATTGCACCTATTCCGCAGGTCTAGCCTTCGCGGAGATCCGCAGAACGGATGCAGCCGGGCTCCAGCTCGCCGCGACCACCGATCACTCCATGACGGTGTGGGTCACCAAAGGGGTCAGCGGATGGACCTGGAGCGCGCCAGGATCGCGCAACTGGTTCTCCGGGTTGTCTAACCCCGTCTGGATCGCCGTCAACGCTTACCTGCGCGCGCTGGGCTTACGCTGCGATCCCGCTCACGCCACGCTGATCCCAGCCGCCACGATGGAGCAGTACTTCGATGTCAACGCGGCCATCAACGCCGCGGCGATCTGCGATCTTCAGGTTAAAAAGATTATTCCCGACGATGGGACGATGGAAAACCAGTTTCCCTTTCGCGGGATCCTCAAGGAGCGCAAGCCGCTCAAGGATTGGTTAACGGAAATCCTCAACAATTGCCTGGGCTACTGGACCTTCGTCAACGGCAAATTGTGGATCGGTATCCGCGAGAACGCGGGCGCCAAGGATGCTTTCACGCGCGCCCATCTCAAGTGGAAAACGCTCCAGATCGTCCCGATCCGGCCGCAGTTCAACTGGCTCGTGGTGGAGTTTGGCGATGAGGAATTTAACTGGACGCTCAACAACGTCACGGCCTACGATATCGATCACGCCATGCTCGTGGGCACAGCGGATTCTCCGCAATACCTGTCCAGCACTATGACCATGGTCGGCGTTTCCAATTTGAGTCAAGCCGCGCGGATCGCCATCACGCGGCTGCGCGAGGAGGTGGGCGGCTACGTTGTCCGCGACGGGAGCGGGAATATCACGGATAACCAGCTCGCGCGCGCCCGCAACTTTTCCTTTTCGACCACGGTCCTGGCGCTCAAGAACATGGTGGGCGATGTCATCTCGCTCACGCATCCGCTGTTACCCACCTCGCCGCAGGGTTACATCAAGGGCCGGATTCAGAGCTGGACGCTCAACCCCGATTTCAGCATCGACATTCAAGCCAGTTTCGCGACCGATGAAATGTACGACATGGATGCGGGTCCGAAGCCGCAGGATGTAAAACCTCCGCCGATTCCCATTCCCAAGCTCGCTTGGATCCAGGGCGCGGCCTGGATGCCGGATCTGGCAGCGCCGCAAGCCGGCGATCCGGTCTACTACGATCCGCTGGAGCGCAGCTTCGCGATGTGGCAGGATTACTTCATCGCGGCCGATGGGTCGTGGGCGCCGGCCATATTCATTTCCGGCTACCTCCCGGCCAATCAGTTCGTGGACATCTTTGCGCCGGAGATCACCGATCTCTCGATTCAGACCGGGGGCAATCTCGTCGGCGGCTATACCTACTACTTCTGTATGGTGTGCTATGACTCAACGGGCAAGCCCACCAAATTGTCGAACCTCGGAGCCATCTGGGTGCCCGTTACCACGCCCAGCGGTAATGCGATCGCGCTAAGCTTCCTGCCGCCGCTCACCGGGACCTGGGCGGGCTGGGAGCTGTATGCGGGTTTGGATCGCCGCTCGCTCGCGCGGCAAGCGGGAGGCTCCGGAGCGGTGCCCGCTACCTACACTTTTAACGGGCCGGTGCATCCTTACACGCTGGGGATTCCGACGCCCTACGCTCAGTACGTCCAGGTGGGCGTGAAGCATGTTTTCCATGCGGGCGTGGCGGGCTTGCGCGTGGACAGTCCTCCCACGACCAATACAATCCAGTCGGACGATTTCATCGGCTCGAATGATCCCTGGAATGGGCGGATTGTCTCGATTATCGGGGATGCGACGACCGGACGCACGGAGCTGCTGAACTATTCGATTACCGCTTTCGATTCATCTACCGGGACGATCACGGTTTCGCCCAACTGCGTAATCTCGGGGGATCCCGAACACTCCGTAGAACAGAACGATGTCCTGATCGTGCGCTCGCTGCCTGCGAGCGTTTCAAGCGATTACCTGACGATTACGGATCCGCTCTGGAACAATAGCGTAGGCCTGGCTCAATCGGGCAACGCACCCGGATGGGACGGGCTCACTCCCAGCGCGGAAAAGGGTAATGTCATGCGGGTTCTACGCGGCACTGGACAGGGAAATACAGCCAACATTCTCGATAACACCAATACTTCGGTCACGCTGGCGACGCCGCTTTACCCGCTCGATTCGACCTCGATCCTCATCATCGAGGAAAGCAACTGGAACACGGTAGGCTTTAGTTCTCCGCAGCCTGTGGCAGTGAATCAGAAGAATCTGGCGCAGATACGGATTCCCGTCGATAACCTGGCTCAAGGCATCGCCCTGGTGGGTGCTTTCCTCAACGACGGAGCTAATCATTTAACGGATGCCCCGTTTGCCGTCTACCGCGATATTTTCATCTTCGGCCAGCCTCCCAACGTGCGCACCGTGGGACCTGGCGCGGGACCGTGGGATGCGCTCGCGACCGATCAAACTATCAAAGTCGCCAACGAAAATAACGATGTCACGATCCAGCTCCCGCCGCTCGCGGACTATGCGGGCCGTACGCTGTTGATCTTTTCGAATGGCGCGAACAACGTCATCATCAATACTGCTACCGGAGAAACCTTTTTCGATAACTCGACCAGCCAGAACATTACCGGCGTGGGCGCGACCATTCGTATTACATCGACTGGCCAATATGACCTTGCCGCACAGCGCAAGCGCATGCGAGCGTTAAGAAAATGAGCACGACTGCCACCTGGATATTTGAACGCACCAGCGCGGGCGGCGGCGGCGAAACTGCGGCCCCAGCGCCCCCCGTCGCGAACCTCGCCGCAACGCTCACGCCCCGCAACAACCAGCAGGTCGAGGTGGCCGTAACTTACACGCTCGATGCCACGGCTACCGCGCAAAATTTTGCGGGCGTCGCGATCTACCTCGAAGATCCTGATATCAGTTCCGCGCCGCCAATGACTCTGGATGGCAGACGCCCCTTGGATGGCACCTCGGGAACGAGCGCTCGCTGGATTCCGGTTTTCGAGAACAACAACCATTCAACCTGGACGAGCGGCACCGAATCGCACGGCCCCGCCGATATCCTCGTCAACTATTCCGCGCCATTCCAGAACCGGGGCATGTCGCGCAATGTGCGTATTTATCTCGCATCTTTCGGCCCCGATACCAACGCAATTTTGGTCCGCGCCACGCAGCCCAATCCCACGCCCAGCGTAGTGGTCACGATCCCGCAAGCTCCCCCGATTTTCGTGCGCGGTGAAGAATATGCGTGGCTCGTGACCAATGCGACCGTGGCGCTTGAAACCGATTTCAACCGGCCTGATCCGACCTACCGGCTGCAATTTTCCTACACGCCGCCGGATTCGAGCATCTCGATTCCGCCCGGCATGAACCCTTTCGGCGGCGTCGAGATTTTCTACACCTATCCCGATGCGAAGAATACCGACCCGCTCTATGCCATCACTGATTCAGGCGTCTTTGTCCCGATGACGTCATCTGCGGGCTATCAGTCGCCTGCCTATGATCCCGGCAACGGCGGCACGTTTCGCGTGTATTTTTGCAGCGCGGATAATTCCCAACCGGCGCACGTCAATTCGCTGATTCCCGGCGTCACACCGTACCAGGAAGTCACCGTCGTTTACCCTCCGGTCGATGGGGGCGGCAATCCGCTGCCGACTACGCCGGATATCACCGGGCTTGCGCTCTCGAATCCTCGGATGGTCTGGCAACCGGACGGTTCGATGCTCGCGGAGATCGACGCCACCTGGACCAATCCCACCTCGCCCAGCTACGGCGGTCTGGAATTTTATGTGACGGCGATCAGCCCGCCGGATGCGAATTACAAACTGCCGATGCAACTCGCCGATATCGGCAACAACGTAACAACGACGACTTTCTCTGTCCTCAAGTGGCCTAAGACAACCGAGCAGTGGACCATCACGGCAATTTCGCTGGACGCCTACAACAAGCAGAACAACGATCCCAATAATCCGCGCAGCACTTCGATGCAGGCGATCTGGACGATTGGACCTCCCGGCCCCGGCGGGACGGGCCAAGAGGTTGCGCCGCTCGTTACTCCCCTTGCGCTGCCGACGCCCACTTTCGATCAGCAGGTATCGAACGACGGCGTGCAGATGATGCGCTTCAAGCTCTCGGGCTGGACCAACCCCACCAGCAATCAGTTCGGCGGCGTCAAGATCGCGATGGTCGATAACGATGGCACGGTGTACTGGGATGCCGGGAAGCAGACAACTTTCACCACGCCCTGGTTGACCGCAGTAACCGCGCAGAGAATCTATTTTTACTGGGTTTCATATAACCCACAAAACCAGCAGAACACCATCGTGCCACAGCCCGGCGGTCAGACGCCTTACGCCTTTGTGGATTTCACTCCGTCGCCAGGAGCGATCAAGGCCAGCCAGATTCCGAGCGGCTGGTGGAGCACATCGGAATTCGCTTGGCCCACGTATCCCGCAAGCGGTGGTTTCCAGGCCAACATCATCGAGGCGGGCAAGATCGCGGTGGGATCGGTTCTGCGCGTGGGCGGCGCTCCTTCATCGAGTCCCTTTGCGCCGAGCTTTCAGGGGCAGAACGGGCAGGTGGCGGTATATTCGAGCGGCAGCGATCCCGGCGATGTCAACGGCCAACCCACGCTGCGGGCCTGGATGGGTCAACAGAATACTCCGCTGCCCGGCGGCGCGGGCGGTATCGTTTACGGCGGTTGGTTTTCTGCGCTCTATGTCGGGGGCACCGGGCCTCCCACCTCGCCGTTCTATGTCAATAACGGCGGCGTGGTCATCGTGGGCGGCTGGGACGTGCAGGGCACGGCTTATCCCTACATCAGCATTCGCAACGAGCGCAATGTCGAGACGGGCCGGATCGGGGCAAGGTTGAATATGGGGCCAGACCCGAATAGCGCAGTGGGCGGATCGGCCCCGGCGCTGGCAGGCGCATGGTTCAATCAGTTTGCTATCGGTGGGGCGAATCTTTCTGACTGGCGCTTGCTTGCAGCGGGCGATAACACCATCAAGATTCGCAACATCAACCAGTTCGAGATTGACTACAACACCAACGTCGCGCCGGTTCCGCCCTACAATGCGCCCTACAAATTGCTGCTCGGCACCGACATCGCTTACACCGCAGTCGGCCAGAACAAGTTTCCCGGCATAAC